TGCAATAGATATATGGCCATTGGAAAACTATAATGCAACGGATCAGTAAAATACCTGGCGTAATTGACTTTGAAAGACTAAAAGCAGAAACACAACTGCTGATGTCAGCACATCCAAATGAAAGACAGCTGTCATTGCAAACAAATGGTTCAGCTGATTGGAATGCTAGCACCGGCTCAAGACCAGGAGAAGGTGAAGGGCAATGGAATTCAATACACCCAGAACTTGCAGGCACTTGGTGGCAGGACTTTTTTAGTTCACTTCCAATTCCTGTTTTTAGATCCAGGATTATGATTATGTCACCCAGGGTGTGTTACAGTATACACACTGACGATAATCCTAGATTACACATTGCTGTCAAAACACATAATCAAGCCAAATTTATTTTTACAAAGCCGCCTGAAATTTTACATATTCCAGCCGACGGCCGCATATATTGGGTCAATACAAAAGAAGAACATACTGCAATCAACGGAAGCTTGGAAGATAGGGTGCATATTGTCATGTGCTTGGTAAACAATGATGTAGATTAACGGCTACATATAGATATGAATCTATCTATTTTCCATACCAATGCCAGCGAGTTTGACCAATACGAATCTCTGTACAACGGATTCCTTTCAACCATTGCAGACACTGAATCACCTGCCCTACAAAACATGGGCGAGGCCACATCAAGTGGATTTCTATTCTTGGTCAAACACAAAAAAAGATGGACCAAAGACAATGGACAAATTACATTTTTATACGACAAAGATGTAGAAAGTATTGTTGGTGTAAGCGCAGTCGAAGACTGTCCACTGCATGATCAATTGGGATCTGGTGGCAATCGCTGTTGGGTACTGCCACCATATAGGACTGATAATTCTGTTTCTAAATACTTGTTGTCTAGTAATTTAGAATGGTGTAAGTCCAGAGGCAAGCTTGGAATGTTACTAACATTCAATGATTACAACAAGTCAATCTATGATATCATTGTACGATTTTCCCAAGGCAAAGGATCTGCTCTGGGCACAATCTGGAGCGATTGGTGGAGCGATTGCATTCCGCTAGACACCAAACTTAGATTGCATAACACACCGCAGTGGGCTGTGATAAAGCCAATGGTTGCTTATGACCAACTTGAACCAATTGCTAACGATCTAATAGATAAGTTTGGCGTGAGAACTGAACCATTTAATGCATAATGAATTCTATTAGAAACACTGAAAATTATCATTTAAGGTATTGGTATAACGACGACCAGTCTAGCAAATGGCGCACAACTGACCTAGATTCAACTGCAATGAGTGTGGGCGGCTGTACCCGTACTCCAATGGCATTGCGAGCAGAGTTAATTAGAAACGCAAGATGCTTGTATAGAGATTTTCCAGACTTGACAATTTTCATGAGTGGTGGCCTAGACAGTGAGATAGCACTTCGCAGTTTTTTAGCCGCTGGTATTCAACCAAAATTGGTAACAGTTAAATTTGTTGATGATAACAACAACTATGACATTGGTCCCATGCTTACAATGGTTGAGAGAATGGGACTGACGTGCAACATAATTAATTTTGATCCTCAAGCATTTTTTGACAGTGGCGAATGTTATGACATTGCCAATCGTTATCAAAGTTACAGTTTCTATCAACAAATTTTATTGAAAGTAGCTGAACAATTTGCCGCACCAATGATAACCATTGACGAAGTAGAATTAGAAAAAATGCCTCAGATTAATTGGGAAACAGGCGAACATAAATTTGAATGGTGCTTCTTAAAGAAAGAAGATCAAGACGGCGTGTGGCGCAGATTTGTTGACAAAACTGGAATACCGGCATTGAATAATTTTTATACTTATAGCCCAGAATCCATGTTGGCATTTTTGCAAGAAGAAACAGTTGCAAAGTTAATCAGAGACCAAATTCCAGGCAAGCTTGGCTGGACATCTAGCAAGATGAAAATTTATTCTAGCCTTGGCTATCAATTTAGACCAAGACCAAAATGGCACGGTATGGAAAACTATTACCATTTGTGGGATGCTGTACTTTATAATATATCTTATAATGGACCACCATACGAACCTAGACATTATAAAGTTCCTGCTCTTGAGCTAGAACAAAATTTAATAAACGGAATACAAACAATATGTCAAGTCGCCTAGTACCATTGACCTCAGAGCATCTAGAGCAATTGGTAACATTTGCCCTAGACATCTACGAAAATACAGATCCGGACAAGTATCCGGACTTTAAAATTTCAAATGACATAAATGACGAAATCAAGTTTCGTAAATTCTTTATGACATTTTTACGCCCCAGTAGTTTTGTGAATTCTAATATACGACAAGTATATGCGCTAGAGGATGAAAACGGACAGTGGATTGCCGCTATTGGTGTGAAGCGCCATAATGTAATGCCAAGCTGGTCTGTGAGTTGGCTACTAAGTCCACGGGTTGGAGTAAGGTTTATTCCAACATTTAGAGAAATTATGGATCAGCTCTGCACCATACATGAAAATGCTGGCCAAAATGAATTTTTTGTTACATATCCAGCAAGTCGTTGCGAAGCTTATAGTAAGATCATGCTTCCTTTTAGAGAACGATACTATACATTTGTAGAATGTATGGTTCCTGCTAAATCAAGAAGTCAATATGCATTCATACACGAACTAATGGGCAGTACAGTACATCCGCACGACATGCACTTGAGAAGATATATACTTCGTAGACCAAATACCGAAGCACCGAGCGAAGGCGGTAAAGCAATTAGAAGAGAAAAAGCATAAATGAGAAGAGTATTAAATTGGGTTGATAACCAGGCCTCTTTATATAACAAGACCGGCCAAATTCCTTATATTATAGCAATATGGCTTCCTTACCATCTTGCGGCAATCATTGCAATCATATATGCTGTAACAACCGCATGGTCGTGGTGGTTGCCTGTCACAGCCATTTGCGGCTGGATACTGCTAGATGGCGTCGGCAACAACCTAACCTTGCATCGTTTTTTAAGCCATAAAAGTTGGACACCATACAAGTGGGCTGAACCATTTTTATTATGGGCCGCCACCATGGTAGGCGAAGGCAGTCCGCTATGGTGGGCCGCACTACATCGCGGACATCATCATCGTGTTAGTGATCAACCAGGTAAAGACATTCATACTCCAGTGGAAAACGGATGGTGGCACAGTTATATGGGCTGGCAATTTGGCATTACACAAAATAGTGTCAGCTTTAGACATGCAGTTGATTTGCTCAGAGATAAACGAATTACATTCATTCATGAAAATTATAACAAAATTATCTATATCACACTATTGTTAAGTTGGTTGTTGTTTGGACTTACTTTTACCGTTTGGTTTTTTGTAATAGGTAGCTTGATGAGTTTGCATGCCGACGGCATGGTCAACACATTTGGCCATGTGCCTGCCGCAGGCTATCAGAATTTCAGTAATAAAGATGCCAGTACCAATGTATGGTGGATTGGCTACTTTCATTGGGGAAGCGGTTGGCACAACAACCATCACAAGAAAGCAAGTAGTTTTGATTTTGGTACCAGTGTCAGCGGACGCCGGCACGAGTTTGATCCTTGCATGTTATTAGTATTGCCGTTTGCTCCACCAAGTGAAGTAAAAAGATTGTGGTCTATTAGAAAAGATGCTATAATTAATAAACCATAATTAAAGGAATTACAATGGATGTACGATTACTCAGCTACTCAAATCCAACTAAAGAATTTGCAGATCTTGGCATCACGGATGCACAGGAACTCATTGCGTATTGCGCCCGTGTGTCCAATCCTGCCAATCAGCTTAACACTGAGACATCAGAAAAGCTTATCAGATACCTTATCAAACACAGCCACTGGAGCCCACTTGAAATGGTCAGTGCCTGCATTGAAATTACCACAACCCGAGACATTGCAAGACAAATCTTGCGACACAGAAGTTTCTCATTCCAAGAGTTTAGTCAGCGATATGCTGACCCTACTAAAGACCTGTCGTTTGTTACAAGAGAAGCTAGACTGCAAGACCCCAAGAACAGACAGAACAGCGTCGAAGTTGATGATACATTGTTACAAAATGAATGGTATAGAGCTCAACAACGAGTTATTTACGCCGCCAAGCGAGAATACGAATGGGCCATTGCCAATGGCATTGCCAAAGAACAAGCCCGAGCAGTTTTACCTGAGGGCTTGACTGTTAGTCGTTTGTATATGAACGGAACATTGCGTTCATGGATTCACTTTATTGAACTGCGCTCTGCAAATGGCACACAGAAGGAGCATCAGGAAGTGGCACGGGCCTGTGCTGAAGTAATTGCTAAAATCTTCCCAATGGCCTCCGACTTAGTCGTCTAATTCCTTTGTGGCAGTGAATGAACCATCTTCATTCTGCCACAAAAATCCCCAAGCATTGTTATAACGAGTGATACTTGGCAAGCTTGGCCACTTGGTTTTGTATGTTTGATATTCAGCATTAGCCCAGATATCATTGATCAAAGCCTTGGCCGGAAGCTTATAAGAATTCCACTTGCCACCCACCTTCTGTTCACTTGTGTATAGTGCCCATTGCTGATAAGATTGACTGTCAAAAAAGTTAATGATATTGCCAGCAATATATTCTGCATCGCTTGCAGTTGGTGCATGCATTGCCATGCGATACTTGACAGCTTGCCACTTCATTGTATAGTTTAACCACCACAGAAAATCATGGTTACTACGAATATCAGTTGGTGAAGCATTGACCAAGTCATATAGCATTTGTTCTCGTTGATCTCTGTATAGATTAACTTTATTCAGCAACCAATTTAAACTGCCCTTTTCACCATCCCATGGTTCGTGGATTGCATTGTAGTTTAATGTGTTATCCATGTAACTTTTTAGTGCCAGACTACCAAACAAGTTATCGGCACATTCACCGGTGATGCAAACATTTGTTGGATTGGTGATAATTCCATAGTAATTGTTACTGGGCAGTAGCTTTGTACCAAATTTTGGCAATATAATCTCATCAAAGAATTTTGGATTTTCAAGTTGGCTATCTTCATTGATTGCTAACCAAACTTTCTCCTTAAGAGAATTCCAGTCTGGATGACTGATCAACAAAGATACAATTAATGTAGAGTCAATGCCACCAGAGTAAAAAACAACAATCTTCTCTGCATTACGCTCATTTGCAATTGCAATACATTCGTCAATTCTGCTGTAGCTGGCAGATGAGAACGATGGAACTACTGATGGTAAACTTGGAATAGGACTATTGTTAAAAATTTCTACGCCGGGGATTTGAATAGTATTTGTTCTGTCGCTCAGACTAATCCAAGGGTTGAACATTTTAATAAATTCTTTTGTAACTGGGTTTACATCGTGCATTGAATTGGCACGATAAATTCTGTGTGGAATATAGTATAGTAATTTTTTCATGTTACATCATCATTGATAAAAAGGAATCTTCTTCCATATTGGCTCTAACTCGTGCTAGATCAAATTTAGTTGAGGCCTGACGTATTGAAATTTGATGTCGCATGCGTAGCCGCTCAAGTTTCCGTATTAGAAATTTTCTGTTCTGATACTTGTTCACAACCAAGCCAGCGACAACAGTTGTAGCAAGACCAGATTCTTCGGCGTAGTCTTCTATCATGCCAATGTTTTCAGTTTTACCATTGACAACTTCTACAGCTTGTCGATACTTTTCTTCGTATGCATCTTGTTGCCATTCAACCACAGGGCTAAACCTTTTAAACCCATGTGCCAATCTTTGATAAAGTTCAGCAGTTAATCCTACCCTGGCTTGCAGTACAGCACTCAATGCTATCACTTCATTGTCTCTATTAAATGATTCACAGGTGGTGTTTCTAGGACCATCAAATTTTAATTTGAAATTTAAATTGCCATTGGCAAACTGATTAACAAACTGATCATCAACTCCGTAGATTCTGCAAATTGCTCGGAATTCTCCCGAGCATCCACTTTCTAAAATTGATAAGTCATTGGACCAAGCAAGAATGTCATTCTCGGCGGTACATGCAAGTGCAACCCAACGCATAGCTATCTCCTAATATAATTTATGTATGCCAATAATCCGCTGTGGATTACCCAATGAGGATGTCTTCAGTAAAGCGAACGCTCAACATCAATCTTGGTAGGTCACATTGATTTTCAATGTGGTGTGGAATGTTTATTTTAACAATGGACGGCCGACTGATAATTTTTTCAACTGCAACCTTAGGTTCAGTGGTCCAGTTAATTTTTAGATACTTGATAGAGTTATGTGGGCTTTCGGTGAGATAAAACTCTCCACTGTACCATTTCATTAGCCCAGTTTCACAATTTAGTATTGGCAAGTTAAGTGCGGTATTGCTGGCATTTGCACGATCAATTTGAAATCCGTCAATGTGCATATCTTGTACAAATCTAGGCTCATTGATAAACATGATTGCTGTTTTAACTTTGACATCAATGCCCAATACTTCCTTGATATCTTTCTTCAACAGCAATCCAATGTACAGCAATTGCTCGCCTTGAAAAGTTTGACTTAGCGTGAATTTACCGGTCCACCGTTCCAGGCAAAATTTCTGAATTTTCTCCCAACTTGGAAGATTGATCTCTTTATAATATTCCATTAGAGTACTTATTGGCGCATGGCCATATCAGTTTTTCTAATAAGTAAAGTATGGAATACATTTTTTCTTTCTTGGCTTGGACCCTATACCTGTATGTAATACATCGTACTATACATTCAATAGGATTGAAATTTGCACCACTTGCATTTACAGCACATGCAGATCACCATCGTTACATCAATACAAACAAACAAACAACATGGCATTGGAACAATTTATTCTTGTTCAATGATACATGGATGAGCACACTGGATTTGTGGATAACTGAGGTAATACCAACCTTGATCTTTTCTTGGGTAACTGGTTACTGGTGGCTAAGTGTGTTTTATTACTTGTGGGCCGCGCTGATACAAGAAGTCATTGAGCACAATAAAGATTTTGATTGGCACCCATTTTTAACCAGTGGAAAATGGCATCTGATTCATCATCGAGATACCAGTTCCAACTACGGATTGTTTTTACCAATTTGGGACTTGCTGTTCAAGTCGCATAAACAAGTTTAATTGGCAATATTTAAACTGTATTGCTTTGCATTGCCGTGCTTCTCAACCCAATCGTAGAATTTAAAGTGCGCTTTCTTTGGATTTTCTTTTTCTAATTTTATCACATCTGGCCAAATATCAAGGAATCGTTTGGCAACTTTTATTTCTAAAAATGCACGGTCTGGCAATGATGGCTTTAGTGTAACTAGGTCATTGGTTATAAAAACTCTACTTGGTCCGTTGATAATACCAGCGTCGTCTACGGTTTGAAAGGCTGTTTCAACATTATTTTTAAACTCCGCAGAGTCTTGATCTTCTTGAAATCTAAAAATCTGTTCTCTTTTAATCATAACACTACAAAGTACATGACGACCTTTGTATGATAACAGATCAAGCATGTATGTACCAACTTGAATTTTTGGATCTACATGCAGACGCTGTCGATTGAGCAGTAGTTCTTTTGAATTGGACAATGTAACTTGGCCAGCAATTGAATCTAGAAAATCCTGTCCAGGTCGATTCCACGAAATAGCAGATGTAATTTGTAAAGTCTTATCCCATACAGATGTTTCTAAGTCAATGACTTTAATTAAATTACGATCTAACATTTCAGCATTAAAGCGATCATGTGTGACTACTACTACCAAATCAACATCTTTCTCTAAGAGAGCAAAAATGTAATTCATTGCGGTATCAGGAGGGTTTACTAAAAGTAGATCCATAATTATCTCTCAAAATGTGTTGCTAGCAATGCACCAACAAAACGAGTTACCCTAGATTTGATTAACTCACTGTTCATCATCACTTCAAAATCAACAATACGATCTAGGTACTGTTCAAGTTGTTTTATTGCTAAAACTTCTTTGCTGGTTTTGATATCGGTTAAATCTTCTTTCTTAAAAACAATTTCTGTACCATCATTGAGATAAACTTTAATCCAATCTATGTATTCAACAGGAACTTCTTCAACGCGAATATCTTTAAGCATGTTCTCAAAACTTCTGTCCTTCTTTCGAATACTCATTATCTACTCCAAAAAGATTTAATACGATCAATCATTCGTGTATTTAAACCACTTGTACTTTTGCTGGCCGCCCTCGGCTTCGCTTTACCTCTTCTACGGCCACTTGTCCTTTTGGGTCAAGTTTCTCTGCCTCCTCTAAGAGCTTGCGAGCTTCAGCTTGGAATGTCATAGCTTGCGAACGAAACTTTGATGCAAGTGCCGCATCGTCGAGCACACCGGGTGGTGATGCAGTTGATGTGTTGGCAATGTCTGATGATCTGGTGCCTGCCGCGGCGCTATTGTTTGCAATGCCCTTTAGTTGTTTGTTTAATTCAACCAAGTTAATTTCAACGCCAGGTGAAGGAATCATCAAAATACTTTTTGTAGGAACTTTGATCATCCAGCCTTTTTGATGTACGGTATTCAACATGTTAGTACCATCATGAAATGATTGTCGAAACAAAAATTCACTTGGGTCCATTGAACTTTGGCAAGGATTACTTTCAATTGCTTTTATTAAATCATCATGATGATTTGTTGGCAATGATTCTGTTAGGATTACCAATGCCGACTCAGGCTCGCCTGGTACCTCTCTAAAAACAACAACTACTTTTTTGCCGTTAATGTTAACACCGACGTGTTTGATAAATTGTGCCATTGGTAATGTCCTTAATTATTCAGCTGAAGTAGCAGTTTCGGTAACTTCTACGCCAGTGGGTGCGCCTTCGGTTGAAGCTGGTGCTTCTTCTTTTGGTGCATTGGCTTCTAAAAACTTGGCCAATTTATTATAGGTTGCACCAATGACTTCCATCTCTGGTGCGCGATATGCTCCACGCTGTGCGCCTAGTTCAATTGAACCAGCAAGCACTCTTAAATCTTGTAATGTTAACCCTACCACTGCGGCTGGTGCCTCAGTTGCCGGTGCTTCAGTTACTGGCGCTTCATTTACTACTGTATCTTGTTCCATTTAAAATCTCCTAGGTTAGAACGGAATTTGTCCTTAGATACTTATAGCATTAAAGAACCGGATGTTAGACCAAAAAAAAACGCACCGTAGTGCGTTTTAAGAAGTGTGTAAAATTAATTCCGTTTTCTTGATGGTGGAACATAGTTGGCAGTAATGCCAAACGGTGCAGTTATTTCATTGCTTCCGTGTACCACAAACAGCGTGTCGCAGTAGTCTGGATCGCCCCAAGTACCAAACGGATAGCCGTCTGTAAAGAATACCAACTGGTGCGGCAGAACTTCGTTGTCTTTCATCCATTGCCATACACAAGCAAAGTCTGTACCGCCACCACCGGCAACTTGATACTCGCCCATGTTTCGGCCATCGTCACCGGTAAATGTATCTTCGTTATAGACGTCAGTGTCAAATGTAATGACACGAACTTTATACGAAGTAAACTGATCCAACGAGCCCTGTACCATACCTAGAAAGTCCATCAACATACCTTCATCAATGGAACCGGATGCATCTAATGCCACTACAATGTCAAGCTCTTCACCAGGCAATTGTCCAGGAAGTACTGCACCAGTATGCCAGCCCTTGCGGTTTGGACGCATCCATGTGTAATCGCTTTTTACTGATCCACTGAATTGAATACGCAACAGATCTTTAAGATCCATCACAGGAGCAGTGACATCTCTAACCAAACGCTGTATTGCGGCAGGAGTATTGCCTGCGCCAGCCTGCTTGGCGGCCTGTATTACAGCCTCACGCCACTCATCTCGCAAGGCTTTCTTCTCTTCTTCTGACAGCTTCTTGAACTTGGGCTTGCCTTTGCCATCTTTGTTGCCGGACTTGCCTTCGCCGTCGCCATCTTCTCCGTCTTCGCCGTCACCTTCCATGTCCAGGTGATCATCCAAGGTAACTTGAATTTTCACTGCATTTTCAAACAAGTCGTCATAGACTTCGTCAGCAGTCTTGCCTTCATACTTGCGGTCTGCCAAGATTGGTACTGTGGTAATTGGAGTGCCAACACTTTCGCGGATTAACATGTTGTTGATAACATAGTCACCTGCCATGTTCCAAATTTGTGGCTGACGATCTCCACGGCGTGTCATGTGCTCAAATATAATGTGTCCAAGTTCATGACCAAAGCCAAAAATCATTTCACCATCACTGAGCTTGTCAACGAATGCTTTATTGTAGTAAAATTTACGACCATCTGTCGCAATGGTATTGCACCATTCAACTTCTTCAAGTTTAAGGCGTGCCGCAAGTGGACCCCAGAAGGGATACTTTAACAGCATAGCAACACGGCTTTTAATTAGTTTGTCTCTGGCAATCATCTTTGACATTTTGGTGGCTCCAACTTGTTTGTATATGTATGTATTATACTATGTATCTCAATCGCGGTCAACCGTTTTTTCTACTTTATTTTGTGGTCCTGACAAGTCCCAAATCATTGCTATTTGTGGATCTCTAAACCAGACATTTTGTTTGGGAATAAAGTCCCAATCCAACCGCTTTAATCCTTGTTCTCTGGCCCATCTGGTAACTTCATTAATTGTGGCATTGGTTGGGTAAGATCGGACGGACCAGCTCTTCCTTTGTTCGCGGAGCCACTCGCTAACATCAGATGGGGTAGGGGGCTGGTCCATCCAAACTTGTTGGGCTTCTGAGCCGTACATTATTTCAAGTACGGCCCAGTTCCTTTGTCTCTTACTCGTCGGTGAGTAAGTTGGCATAGCGTGTGAAGAACTGAGGAAAGTTCGTCATCTTTTTACGATCGAACACCACCTTGTAAGACTTCAATACAGTATGAGCACCCATGATAACCATCTCAGGTTCAAAGTTCGCCATCATAAAACCCAGCCAGTTGTCTGCACTCTTGTTGAACTCGTCCAACTTGCCGGCTCGCTTGCCAGATTCATATCTGGTACGAAGTTCATAGCTCAAGCTGGTGACCATTGCATAAGCGGCACTTACTTCTTTGCTCTTAAAAGTGGTAACTTTACCTGACAGCACATCTTCTGGCGCAGGCAAGTCTGCGGCATGTTTACGATGGCTCATAAACTTAATTGCCATACCCTCACCAACCAAGCCTGACACCATGTCTGTGTTGGCGCTGTCTGGCATGTCGTCATCAATCATGTCGCTTACAAAACTCCATGTACGAGGAGTAGCAAAGGCACGGTCGTGTTGTGTAGGATCAAAGTTGTACAGGTCGCCTTTGAACTGCTTCAAGAAGCCAACCACATGCGGATGGACTTGGTGCATGATGGCCCATTGTTCCCAGTCTTCAAAGTCCACACGGATTTCCAAGTGCATGAAGCGGTTGGCCAGTGGGCTAGGCATACGATAGGTAACACCCTTATCGCCCATACGGTTGCCCGCGGCAATCAGTACAACATTGTCTGGTAATTTGTATTGTCCAACCTTGCGGTTAAGGATAAGCTGGTAGGCCGCGGCCTGTACAGCAGGAGGAGCAGAGTTAAGCTCGTCTAAGAACAAGAATACAATGTCGTATTCTTTTGCAAATTCCTCGGTAGGCAATTCTGAAGGGGTAGCCCACTTCATAGTATTGTCACCTGCACTATAATAAGGGACACCCTTAATATCTGTAGGATCCATCAGAGCCATACGCAAGTCCACGACTGCGGAGTTGGGCCATTCTGCGGCAACTTGGTTGACCATGTCGCTTTTGCCGACTCCGGGAGGACCCCAGACAAAGACTGGGCGACGCTTTTGTACTGCTCGGCGCAGGATAGGTTTGCACTCGCTAATCTTAACGGTGCGGGTTTCTACTTGATTTCCCATTTGGTGGCTCCTACTAGGGTTGTTTATGATACATGTAGTATAACAAAACTAGAGATTGTTGTCAACCCCTAGTTTGCTATAATTAGGCACTTGCCACAGATTCTGTAGCAGGGGCAACTTGTGCAACAAACTCAGAAGCATCAATAGCTTCTTTTGTCATTGCAAAGGGCAACTCGACAAACTTGACATCTGTGCAACCTGCACGGACCAGGGTACGAGTACGGCGCTTGTCGTTGGTGTAACGAACTGCACCTTTACCATTTTTGCTGACAGCATACCCAACATGGGTAAAAGTCTCGCCATTGGTAACTGCTTCAATTGCGGCAGTGACAACAGCAGGCGCAACTGGTGCAACAACAGCAGATGCCATAACTTTGGCACGGGCACGAGCTTCACGCTTGCGGATTGCAGTAGGGGTCTGCGAAAGAACTTTAGACATAAAAATACTCCTGTGTGTGTTTAAAAACATTGCAGAACCGTTCCGCAATATGTATACTATACTACAGACCCAGATCCTTGTCAACCTGTTTTTGGTTCTTAGCGGTTCTTTTGTAGACTTTTTTGCTGTCCACAACTTTGGCCCTAAAAGGACTGTCAGCATGGTACAGCTCAATAGCTCTACGCTTTGGCGCTTTAAACTTTAAAGTAAGGATCGTCCGTTTCATAGTGTTACTATTATATGGCAACTAGAGCCAAGAGTCAACCTGTTTTTTAACTATTTTTGTTGTATTTTTACAACATCTATTGCTTAATTTTTAAGCAGAAATAGCGTTTTTGCTTGCTTTAGTATGGAACTCATACGCACAAAGTTAGTGCTCACTAACTCTAACAGCTCGTCAGCTGGATTAGATGATGTACTGGCCATGCCAAATGCAATTTCTCCCATGTCAGCAAAGTATTTTGGATTTGGCCATCTTGGTTGCTTGATGCCCCATCCATCAATGAACAAGCATTCTTCTCCAATCTCTCGCATTATTGGTTTTCGCTTGATGCCTGGCAAGGCCTGTGCGCTTAGAATTTTAATGGCAATTGGTTCGTTCCAAATATCAGTGCGTTCCATTGTGCGAGCAATGGTGTGAACTAAAAATGCCTCTATATCAGGCTCTAAAAAAGTCTGACTAGCACCCTGGGCTTCTACAACAATTTCCCACCCGGCTCTAACATATGGTTGCCAATTTTGCATGTTGATATTTATTGGATGCAGAGAAGTTACCGGCACTAACCTTTGCCTTGTGCTTTTCGACTCAGCCCATCTAACCATAATATGATATCTTCATTGACCAATCGAATTTCCATTGCGTCTTGTTCTCCAAAGATGCGAAAGTAGCCGGCACCATGATAGTATGGCCAATCGAGATGTCGCTCTAGACCTATTAGGTGACCAGGCTTGGGACTCCAACCAACAGGACATTGATAAGACCAATACCTAAAATGAGGCCGCATCAGTTCCCAACCGAAACTGGTTAACCGAAGTCCTTTTTGACGGCCTGGTTGATAATTTTTAAACACCGTGTAAGGCGTTATCTTAGTGCTTGCCCAAATGTGCGGAACAGGGTACTGAGCCAGGTACTCAGTGATCTTTAAAGGAATTTCCTTGCTCATTGATACGGCGCCCTTGTTTTAATTCAACAACTGAAAAATCTTCAACTTTGAACATTTTATTCAAACGATCGGCAAGGTTAAAAGCATGACCTGGATTAGAGAAGCTGACTTTTTTGTATTTAGGCCCTGGATAACTTACCAGGCTATTTAGAGTGCGAAGATTGATGGGCTTATCTTTGTAGAATACAGCATAGATAGCATCAGCCGCAAGCACTTCCTCACTCTTGTATGTGCGAGGGTTTGTATTGGTTAGGAGGATGGTTGGCTTGGGTCTGGACATGCAGTTATTTATCAAAACAGCATATTTAATGACTGGATAAACTACCGCTTAAATGAATTCTTTGGCTCTGAAAGATTTTAGATTTTTACCAGTTAATACCATACAACTTATACTGGTTTTACTTGCATCTGCTGTCATTCCAGATGCAACTATAGTCCAATTGCCTGTAGACTTACTGGCCCATATGGTCATTAATAAATTTAGTGTGTCAACTTCACCGGTAACAATGAGCTCTTCGCCAACACTGGCCAATGCACCTATGACTTCTTCGCTGGTAGAACAAGTCCATGGAACATTGGTTTGAAAGGCTGCGGCCAACACTGGCAAGCACTTTAATGCTAGGTATAGTACCAGTGCAATTACTGCAAACTTAGTTATAACTGGCCGCCAGCCAGTCTGTGTGTTGTTGAGCATTATCCGAAGCCTTCTGTAAACCATATTTACCACAGAACTTCATAAAATGCGGCCCTACACTGGGATACTTTTCTTTTTGCACAGCTTCGGCAATACCTTGATCCAGTACAGCCTTGATGTTATCAGGTTGTGCTGTTAGGTCAATGATGGCTCGGTTTCGTTCGTAATCATCTCTAACCAAGTGTTCGACTTCTTCATGGTCGGTCCAACGCTGAAGCATGAGATTGTTCCACATGAAGCCTTTGTTATGACGATCTGCAAAAGCTTCTATTAGACCAACTTTATTCTTTGAACCTTTTGTACGCACTCCAGGAAACGCTGAGAAGATGTTGTCACTGGTATCACCACGCATGCACTTTTCAAACAGCAACCATTCTGGATCAGGAGCAGGCTTTACTTCTTTGGTCTTTTTATCAACAATGGTCTTGCCCTTGTCATCAAAGTAACCTTCGTGCGTGGTCAGCACTCCGGCAATGCCATTATATAACTGAACATTGGGAGCCACCAACTGTTCAAAGTCGCCATCACTTGAAACAATAATATGGTTGTCACTGGGATGCAGTTGTATCCAACGGGCAATAAAATCATCAGCTTCGCATACAGGATTACGCAATACTGTCACATTGGTGCGAGTACTGATGTATTCGTAAAACTTATCAAAGCTTTCCCAGAAGAGTTTTTCTTCTTCGGCTTCCTTGACTGTGTGCTTGGCTCGGGCATCAGACCGTTGTGCCTTGTAAGGTTTATAAACATCCTTACGCCAGCTTCTTCCTTCGAAGCAGAACACCACATGCTGTCCCTTGCGCTCTCGCCACTGTTTAAGCACAGCGGCCAGAATAATATGATAACTCATGGCAACTCGTTCTTCAGGATCACCAGAACGGATCACATGACGGGCACGGAAGAAGAGATTAGCGGCATCAACAATTAAATAGCTCATGTAGTTATTGTAGCAGATGCTACCCTCAAAGTCAAGATTGATTTTTTGTTTTTTCGTTTGTGGCAACACGGCCACCGTCTGCTATAAAATCAGTAGTGGCTTGTCCGTCTTGACCCACATTACGACATAGGTCCGTGAACCATGCATCTACAATTTCTTCGGGAGCCATACCAGTATACCCACTTTTTCTAAGGAATATAACAAAGGCAGGATTCCATTCCAATTCAAAGTAACCTGATTTTGGATTATTTGGATCCACATGTGCTTTGATAACATTCACCCACGGCTCGGTACTATCACGCATTGACTTTGCTGTGTCTTTACTTTTAAATTTACTTTTTAACCAGTTAAACATATTTTTCTTCTCGTTCTTTTAATTTAATCAAAACTTGTTCTCTCCATTCAACTGTTTCGCTATACCAACTAATTCGTTCTTCGTCGGTTCTAAAACAGCCAATGCACATTCCTTCACCATCTGTTGCACAAATGCCTACGCATGGGTTGGTGTTGTTTGCATGCTCATCCGGCCCTGTCGAGGTAGTCATGTTGGTGCTCATCAATTGAAATCTTCTTCTTTGGTTTAAATAATGCGGCTAACTGGTGCAACTTAGAATCAACATTCTTAGGCTGAATCAAGGACCTTGGAGCATAACCGGCGTATCTAACACTTTGTAAAGCATTAGATACACCACAGAGTTTACACACATCTTCCAATTGGAGGGTGCTAATAACATTGTTAGAAAAACAAAGATGTTTCCAAGTTGCCATAATGTTATATATCCTTAAAATGTCAATTAAATTACTCATTTACTATTCTTAAAATTCTTTACATCTTTGATTGCAATCTTCAAAGTCTCTGCATAATTAAGAGCCTGTTGTTCTCGCATGATAATACTGGCTTCATATTCAATGTATCCTCGAGTCAGTAAAGTCCATATCTTTTGCCAACGATTCAATGCCCACCACTTGCTTTTTTGTTGTGTGTATGTTGTTACAGTAACGCCGGTATCATCAGCTTCAATCCACACATTATGATCGTGATTATCATCTCCACATTCACATACCACTTGATAGGTCATGGCGTCGCCCCAATCGCTTCTCTTCAATATACCTTCTGCTGGTATTTGCGCTTTTAATGTGTTAGTAGCCATATCAAATGTTCCTTTTTGTCATGATAACGAAATTCAACAACTGCTTCTTTTGTGCCAGCCCATATAACTACACCTTCCACTGCATATCTCAACCACAGCAACTTTCCTGTTAGTTCACATCTGCGTGGCTTCCAAAGAAATCTTGATTTCCAAAATGCTTTATCGTGAAAGGAAGACATCTGCGTACGACTGTAATAAAACGGCAATCACTTGCCCCAACCATTGGACCAAATGTCAACATGCAACCTGGGACTGTAACGATAGCCTCTGGCCAGTGCTTCATCAGCAATGTGTCTTGTGTTAGAAAAGTATGCTTTGTCTGTGCCGCCTACCGGCATCACATAAACTTGTCCACCAAAGCCTGCCGCACGGTATTCACTAACAGCTTGATCAACCTCATCAAAGTCTTTGATGTTTTCAATTACAAATTTTAAATAAGTGTAGCCAAGTGTTTGATATTCAACAACTACATCAGGTTTAATTGCATCCGCCCACTGCTCACCACTGGAAGTCAGCTTGGGGCTAACACTAAATGTAAGGTAGTCTCGGTCTCGGCCAAACCTTGTCCATTCTTCAAACAGATAGGTATGGAAATCATCATGTAACTTTTGAGTACCATTTGTTTCAAATGTCAAATTGGCCAGATCACTCATACGACTATTGCCTAACAATGCAGGATACAATTGTTGCCAACCCAGCAATGGCTCACCACCAGTAATGACCAAATGTACATCATTGCCATTGTTTTGTTCCCAGTGATTGTTGGGTGTCAAGTCTAACATGGCATCAATTGCCTGCTCAACACTATAGTTAGGACTTAGATGTTTGAATGCAGGATGCCAACTGGCGTAACTGTCACAACCGGTATTGGCCAGTGGCAAGTCATTGAAGGTTGGATACAGGTGTACCACCTTGCCAATGTCATCTGGCTCTGTGGTCTTTTCACCTGTGGGCAGACCAAAGCCTGCACACTTAAAGTTACAACCAAATGTTCTAAAGAACACACTGGGTACGCCAACAAAGCGACCTTCGCCTTGTGCGCTGTAAAATATTTCGCTTACTTTAAATTCATTCATATATACTAGACCATTTCTTTAGTTTCTCAAACTTGGCTTGCTTTGCGGCTTCCATGCCTTCAACTGTCACTACACCTAACGATTGTAACAGGTCTACCATGGCAAGTAAATCACCAATTTCACCTTCTAAGTGCTGTGCATTAGTTAGCGGCTTGCCCGGCTTCATATTGTCCAAGCCAAAACGATTGCATTTGCTAACGGCCTGAATCACCTCAGCACATTCTTCACTTAGAATGTTCATTACTTCGTATAGTTTATTGTCCATTTTTAAAATCCATGTGTGGTGCAATATCATTGTCAAAAATTTGGGCCATCTGATTCCACAGAGACTTGGCTTCTTCATCAGTGATGCCAGCTTCAAACATTCCACCATGAGGTTCAGATCCTCCTTTGCGAAGTCCGTAATCATGCCTAAATGTATAGCACATGCCGGTTATAATCTGTAATCTATTTTTCATTATACCTCCAATACAATGTTAGGATTCCAACCTGTGCGTTCGCTGTAACCATCGTTTTCATACCCACGAGGGTTACATACAATACGAGTATCACCAATCATGTAATCAAACGGATGATGGGTGTGACCATGTGTCCACAACGCAATCTGCGGATGATCCAGAATGAACTCACTCAACTCACTGTGGTAGCCACCGTTCATTGCACGATCGTTCGCATACAGTTGATGACAGCTTTGAAAGCTTGGGCTATGATGACCAACTACCACAACCTTTTTGTCCTTGTGTTCTTGCACAATATGCTTGATATAGCCCAGCGTCTTATCGTGACGAATAGCAACATCCAACGCACTCATGGTGGCATAGTTTCGTCGATCATTCCGAATGATACGGAAGTCGTTCATCATACCTTCAATGGCATGCATGGTCAGCGGATCACGCCGGTTCATATCAGTCCACAAGGTACCACCAACAAACACAACATCATTGATGATCTTCATGTCTTGTTCCAACATGTAAATGTTAGGGTACCGGGCCAGTTCCTCACGCATGTAGTCAATGCCCGCAAAGAACTTACCGTTGTAAAATTCGTGATTGCCCATAATGTAAATCACATGTGGGAACTGAAAACTACAACGCTTAAAAAAATCTCTAAAACGCTGTGCGGCCTGCTGTCTGCGACCCAGTCCAGTGCCATTGGCAATGGCCGCTTGCTCGCTGGTATTGCTGGGTTCGGGGTGGTCGTGCAGATCCTGGGCAATACAAATATCACCGCCCAAAATTAAAACATCACAGTTGTCATTGTTGTTAATATGAACATCTGAAAATTCTAAGTGTAAATCACTAACCAGCTTTATCTTCATTGTCGTCCTCAAGCTTTGCAATAGAGTTTAATCCGTTAATTGGAATACCATCTTCGTCCACAATAGCAAAACCATCAAAGATAAATCCAGCACCTTTACAGAAATCCGAAAATGCTTGTAAAATTTCTTCTAAGTTGTCGTGATTGTGATCTAATACAAGTTTCCTAATACCATCATTGTAGCATATTAACCATTGCGTGTCAAGCGAATGTTTTTCAATATCGGCCATGGACCGCAATGCTTTTTTAATTGATTCCCAGTCCTTATGTGCCATTGGGTCGCATTTCTCTATTGATATCACTAATGGCACGGATCAAGTCAATATGGATTCCAGACTTGACCAAGGCCGCTTCAAAGGTCCTGACATCTTTGGGGAAGCATTTGCCGCCATATCCGGCTTGTCCATCAGGACCAGGACTTTGCCAATGACTTGATCCTAGTCGACCCTCTGATTGCAGTAACCGTTGCACTATCTCATATGAAGCCGCATTTTTCTCGCACAGTTGTCTTACTTGATTGGCAAAGATCACTTTCATTGCCAAGAATGTATTTGTGCTTAACTTGGCAATCATTGCTTCAACTGCATCAGTTATCAACAGCGTTCCTTTATACAGGCCAATCACATTTGCAAATTCTTCTGTGGCCTCACCACCAATGACAACCACTCTTGGATTAACACTATCTTCTTTCCAAGTGGCCTCACGAATGTACTCCGGCCAAATAATTAAATTTTGCCCCAACTGTTTTTCTAATTTCACAGCAGACTCAACACCAATGGTACTTCTTACAATAATCTTTCCTTTGAATTCATTTTGCAATGCTTCGTTGATTGCCGCATCAACGCATGACGTATCATTCTCGGGTAATATTTCCGAATCATTTAAATCTGTATTGACACAGACAATGACATAGTCGGCCACTGCCCAACTACCAGGATCAGCAACAAGATCCTTGCCTGGATCATTGAATTCGATCTCAATCTCAGGAACAAATGCTCTCAAAAACATTTCGGTTGATTGGCCAACTGTACCTTGGCCTTGTATGATAACTTTAGTCATTTTTTTCTCTTAATATAAAATCTGGATATTTTTCTAAGCTGGCATCTAGCAACTCTTCTAATCGTCCCAAGTGAACCCATCCTTTAATCACAACAAGTATTTTTTTATACTTGGGATTAAAGTCTGCGCCATGTAAGTAATCTTCATTGTTCCATGCAAATGTATTGGTATCACTTGGTAGTTTTACATAGTATCGATCATGCAGTGGAATGTCTGAGTGAGGTGGATATTTATTTGCTGGTGTCAAGTAAAATGTTTCGATTGGATTTTCATCATGCAACATCAAACGGATCTCAGTTGGAAATCGCATTTTACCATCTATGCTCGATGGGAGATTTCCATCATAGTGTGCTGGAATAACTTTATGGTTGCTCCATAATCGAATGGATCTAACTTTTGTAAACGGTAATATTCCTAAAATTGATTTAAGGTAAGTTGGTTGAGAATCTGCCAATTCTTTAGATACTGTTGTCAGCCATGCCGCATCTTTCAACACTGATGGCATCTCATACATTGCAATGCCATTCCATTGTTGGTAATCCATTGACGCACCGTCGACGCCATCTGCTCCACGGTCAATATGTTGCCGACGTACTGCTTCGTTCTGTGAATCCCAAATCTTCCAAAATTCATCAGCATTGTCTAACTCTAGTTTTGGCAATGCCAATGGCAATGAAATAATACTTTTGTATTTTTCATTGAGTCGCGGACAATCATACAGTCTGATCAAAGAAGCAAGTGTTTCTAATTTCATCGCTCTAACAAATCTTTTTTATTCTTGACATTTTTAAATTCTTCAGCAGTATCAAGCGGTGCCTTACTTTTAGTAATAACAGGCCAAATTTTGCTAAGTTCAATGTTGATTGGTAGCCAGGGTTTTTGTTCTTCTGTCATGTCTCGATCTGCAACAATAGCATCCACCGGGCATTCGGGGATACAAACTCCGCAGTCAATGCATTCGTCAGGATCTATAACAAGAAAGTTTGGCCCTTCTTTAAAACAATCAACAGGGCATACTTCAACACAATCAGTATACTTGCATTTAACACAACTTTCAGTCACGACATAAGTCATTTTATATCTTCCAATTCTGTTCTATGCGTTCTTTGTTGTTGGGTCTGTTACCAGTTAACCCCAACATACCTCTATATGCCTGCCAAGCTTCCTGTACCATTGGATCTTCATGTCCGCCGGTAGGAAACAAATCAGCCCATACAGCATTTTCTGGCATCATATTTCTATATGTGCCAAAGTTACGAGGTTGGTGTATCTTCCCTTCTCGGAACAGCACACTGGCCACACCCTGACACGCTGTCTCGTCTAATCCTTCTAAGTATCCAGTGCGATACATATATTCATTTACAATTGGAACTAGTTGTTCCTGTGTTTCAAATCGTGTGCCAGATACAATAACTACAACATCGTTGATATCAACAACATCTGTAACAATGTCACGAATACAACGGCCCAGGCTAAATCCCACTTTCATATGTGCTCCTTGTCCACCAAGACTCCCACGGGAAGTCGATCCATACATCTTTTTCAACTTTGTTAACACTCATACCACAATAGTCAGTATACTGGTCGCTAGCCTCATTGTCAACCAAAACGGCCAAACGAACTGATTTATGCCAATGCTTGTCAATGAAATCTGGCTCAACGCCAACTACAGAACTGGCCCAATCTTCCATCAGCCATGCTTGAGTTGCACCTGAATCATTTATATCATCTACCAGTAATATTTTCTTCCCAGCCAACACTTCTTCTGGTGCCCATAGCAACGACTCGGTATCTTTAAAATCTCTAAGCGATACTTTAACTGTGGCATGTGGAATCTCCAGGTACTGACTGAGCATGTTACTGAGAATTAATCCACCACGATCAATGCCAATGATAAGATCTGGTCGCCAACCACTTACATTGATATCACGAACAATAGTATGGGCCAGATACTCTATATCGCCCCAGGACAATGAACATTTTTTTAACATTATTTTTCTTCCGACGAATCCGGGCCGCCTAATAGTTTTTCCATTGCTTTGTACTCGTTGTACATTTCCTTGAGCATGGGATATTTTTCATGCATTTCAAAGTTAGGTGCTATGATCAGCAACCGCTTCTTCAATACTTCCATCATATTGGCCAGCTCGTCGATATCAATTTCGTTCTTGGCTGTTTTGATTGTAGTCTTACCATATACGGTATCGCCTGCTGAAAGTGAAGCACTGGTCAGTGATCCTATAGTATATGTTCCGTTCATAATATTTCCAGCACTTCCACTACCAGTAATTGTAATGCCGTTGCTGAGTCCAATATTGGTTAGGTCAATACTGCCCATGGTGTCCATACCAATATCATACAGGTCTCCAGAAAGAGTAATGGTAGAAACATCCTGTGCAGTGGTATTAGTCTCGTCCCATTTGAACTCAACAGGATCTATAGTAGACAGCACATCTTTCAATTTGTTTTTTGAGTCATTGTCCATAGTTCACCGTGGAGCAAATTCTTGTTGCATTTTAATATTGTCAAAGAATTCTTTTTTTGTACTTTGATCTGTGTTAAATGCGCCTTTGAGTACTGTGGTTTGTGTTAGACTGGAGTGTGCCATAATACCACGATTCTCACAGCATCCGTGTGTGGCTTGAATGTAAACACCTATGTCTTTGGCATCTGTGGCTTTTTGTATTTCTCTGGCAATGTCGTTACAGAGTTCTTCTTGTAGTGTTCCTCGACGAGCACACCATTGTGCGATACGAGTATATTTAGAAAGACCAATGAGTTTATTAGCGGCAATGATACCGATGTAGGCAACCCCAGATACAGGCTGGTGATGATGAGAGCACATGGACCGTAACTCACTTCGAACCACAAGCATGCCTTCGTAACGGTCTGCCGAATCATTTGGAAATGCTGTTGCGTCCGGTGCTGTTTCATATCGTCCTGACATCACTTCGTTAAAATACATTTTTGCCAATCGCTTGGCTGTGCCTTTACTATTAGGATCCGTTTCACGATCAATAAGCAATCGATCTAGAACCGTTTCAAATGCTTCCGCGGCTTCGTTGATTAATATTTCTTTATGTTCGTCAGTTACATATTCGCTAATGTTATCGCCAGCCCAAAAGCGTTTGCCTTCTCGCTTCATCTTGAATCGGATTACATCTGCCAGATTGGCTTCTTGGTAGCCTTTATCGTCTATGTTATCAAATGTTACAGGTTCGGTCATATTTAATTTTCTTTAGGTTGTGTTGTATTATAACAGATAGTTAGTCAATGAGCAAGACCTCGCTTGGCCAAGTTAAAAGATAAAGCATTAGATCTTCGGGCTTCTTAAAATGTACCATGATTGTAATATCAAACATTTCATTTGAATACTTGGCTGACTCAATTTTTGCCAACTTGCGCCAATTAAATGGATCACCTTTGTAATCTGTAGCAGACCATCTGTTCTTGCAATTATCAATTAACCACCGCCTAATGTTTTTTAGTATAAACACATGGCTGGCAGTCTTGGCCGAATAAACTTTATCCTTGGTTTGCGTTGGCATAGAACTCACTGTTACGCAAGTCATCCCAGCCACCGATTAACTTGCCATCAATGATGATTTGCGGAACTGTTCTGGCAAAGGGTACTGCTTCCAGTAGCATTTCACGAGTGAATCCATTGGCGCCAACTTTGTGTTCAGTGTATGTAAGATTCTTACTCTTAAACCAATTTTTTGCCATGTCGCAATAGGGGCAAGGCTGTTTGCTGTAGATTGTAATTTCCATTTAATTAGATTCTTTTTTAATTTTTTGAATGATTGCTTTTGTAGACTCTATGATGGGCATATTTGGGTAGTCTTCTCTTAGCAGTCGCATGTAGTTGAAGTTACCTAAAGTGGCCATTTTTCTCTGACGATCAACAATGTATTGTTTGATTGTCTTTTTCATACCACACGACTAGTGTCGTATGTTTGAGCAAAGATATCTTTCTTTACTGCACCATAGTCACCAGTACCATGTCGAACTATATAGTCATTGCCTGTGGTATAATTTAGATCGCCCCATGACGTATGGATAACACCATCATGGTCAGCAAGTTTAGCAATCTTGGGAATCTTCTTGGGAGTAGCAATACCATTACCTTGGTCATCTTTGAGGGTGTTAAACTTTTCAGCAGTGATGGGATACTGTTCGCCTTTTGGACCAGTCATGATATAATGTCCTGCTTCATACTGTACAGGACCTTCAAGAGTCTGTACAGTTCCTGCTTGTTGTGCAACTTCATATTTTTCTTGTGCAGGCTTTTTAAATGTATCAAAGCTACCTTGCTTGAACCACGCATCATTGATGCCATTTTCTAATTCGTTGATTTTCATTGTTGTTCCTTTTGTATTTGTGCTTCGTATACTCGTTTACGAAGGCTGCTGGATGAGAAGCTATGGTCTCTGCCGTTGAAGTATAAATCAATATTTCGCTTGTGGCAGATTTCGCGACCAGTAAACTCTTTGCCTTCATACTCAACACCCAAGATGCGAACATTGATTGGCAAGGTCAGCAACAGGTCTTCTAGATCTTTTTCTGTATTGTAAACCCATACTTCGTCAACATAGCGACTGCCTTTGAGTTGCATCTGTCGTTCTACAATGGTCTGCACAGGTTTATTCTTTGTGGCACGATCCAGCGTTGGATCGTTTTGTAATCCACAAATTAAATAATCGCACTTGGTCTTTGCTTCTTGTAACATGGACACATGGCCAGCATGTAGCAAATCAAATGTACTGCAAGTAAAACCTACTTTCATGCGCGACTCTTAAACTCTACAGAGTTATACCAATCCCATGCACTACGCACAATATTATCAATCTTGCTATGCTCTGGCGTCCAACCCATTTGCTTTTTAATTTTCCTAGCACTTGCAACTAGTACTTCAGGATCGCCGGCTCTTGCACCGCCAGTATGTACCAAAACAGTTTTTCCAGTAATGCGTTCAACACTAGAAATAATTTCTCTAATGCTAACGCCTTTACCAGTTCCTAGATTAAACTCAACGCTGGGCACTGTCATGGATTCGGCAAACAAGGTTGACAGGTAATGAGCATTGGCAATATCTTCAACATGCAAATAATCTCGAACACAAGTACCATCGGGCGTAGCGTAGTTAGTGCCGTTTAAAGTAAACACATCTTGGTTGACAATACTTTCCATGATCCTGGCAATTAAATGCGTTGCCTTTTTCAATTGGCCATGTCTAACCTTGTTGTCTGCGCCGCAAGCATTGAAGTATCGTAACGATATAGTTTTGAATCCATAGCCCGCGGCACAGTCTCTTAACACTTGCTCTGCCATAAGTTTACTGTGTCCGTATGGACTGATTGGAAGTGGTGGCGTTTCTTCTGATATAGAACTGGTACCAGGGTTTCCATACACAGCGGCACTGCCTGAGAAGACCACAGTCTTGTTCCAACCATTGCGAGCCAGTGTTCCTAACAAGTTGGCAGTACCACCGACATTGTTTAAATAGTAGGGTGCTGGATCTTGTATGCTTGGCCCCACTAGACTGGTTCCAGCAATGTGTATCAGTGCAACAGGATTATTTTCTGTAATCAGACCAATGAACATTGGATTGTTAAAGTCGCCGTTGACATAACGATCAACTTTTTCAGTAATCCAAGGCGCAGTATTGTTACGATCTGCACCAATGACATTATAGCCAGCGTCTTTGAATTTTAAAACAGTTTGGCCACCAATGTAACCATTACACCCTGTTATAGCTACCCATTTTTCCATTAGTATTTTGCCTCTGCAATATGGTCACGATATCTGTTACCGGCTCGATTCCATTGTTCGCCCGTGCCTTGCATGATATCTAGCACACGGTCAATAGTGCCATTGTTCCAATCACTAATCTTGCCTTGACGAATATGAGCTCCGGATAATTGTATACGAAGTTTTTGCATGGCATCATCTAACGACCAAGGAACATATAGTCTGGTATGATCATTGGCGAAAGTTTCTGGAAAGCTACGATAAGCAGGATACAAAACATTACAGCCAAGAGTGTCAGCTTCTGAGACTGTGTTAGATACCCAGTCTTGTAAAGCACAATTAAACAGCACACGACTATCGTTAACAATATTGTAATAATCATTTTTACCAAGATCCTTGTAAATCTTTAGCATGCCCTTGGCTTCCAACGCATTGGCTCTATCAATATACTTAGAATTATTGCTACGCAATGGTCCACCACTTAATACTGCAAACTCAACAGGATTGTCAGGCTGTTCAACATGCCACTTCTCGATAAGATCCATAAAGAAGTCTGGTTGCTTCTCTTGGTCAAACCTTGCGGCAAATACTACACGCATTGCTCGCTCTGGCCAAGATTTTAGTTTGTTATTGACACGACCAAGAACTTCTTCTTTGCCAAATGCCAATCCTGAGATGTTGTAGATAGGAGCAGTCCAGTTGGCAATACGCATATGGGCTACCATCTCTTCGTTGGTGGCAAGTACACCTGTGACAAAACAATTGACCATTTGTTCATATGTGCTCATCCACTTGCTCATGCCCCATACATGCACAAAGTCATCAGGGTCGATGGCCTGTGCTAGACAACGAACATAGATGCGTGGCCGCAAGTTGGCAGGCACTTGATCTAGAATGTAAGGCAAGCTTTCAATGCCAGGTTGAAACATGTCTTCAAAGTAGATGACATCTTCACTTGTGACATCTCCTCGGCGCATCAGTTGCACCAGATTCATCATCTGGCTCATGCCAAAGTAACTGCGACCATGTGCGTCTAACACTTGGCCTACACTGATTGCTTTGGTATTGTCAATGGTACTGCCGGGCACCAACACATAGTCAATGCCACGGCGTTTGAACACCGCTTCATTCCATTGCTGGAGTTGAAGGGTGTATCTTCCTTCATAGGGCTCCAAGCCCATATAAAAGAGCTTACGCATTTACTGCCTCATCGCGATCTAAACGATTAGGCATACAGCACATACCATCTTCGGTATGCACAGTTTCAACTACCCATGCACTTTTATAAAATCCCACATGGATTTTAAGTGCCTTGTTTGCACGATCAGCGGCACTTTGCACATTGATAGTGTAGGTGAAACTGCGATCACCTGTTGGCTCATGCCTACGCATTTCTGGCAAGTCTATGGCATAACCATAGATCATACCAGCATGGCACAAATCAGTAAGATACTGATTGTAGAACGCCAGCGGCAAGTGCCCTAGCTCTGCGGTCAACACACCGTCATATAACTCGCTAATTTTTAGCAAGTCAAACTTGATGTGGTTGATGTTAAGTCCAGCTCGGCGAGCTTGGTACTGCGGATTATAGTTTCCGCGATCTTTGCGTTCAAAACGAACGCGATTGTCAAGAGTATTGTTTGAGGCATCCATTTTCGCCATCCTCCGAAATTTCAATCCAAATTTTACGATCTGTGTACTTTGATGAGATTTGACCATATAGGTCATCTGCCATCATTTCGCAGGACTTGTGATTCAACTCAAGTGTTCCTTGGTTATATAAATTCTCCAACCAACGCTTGAACTGAATAAACTCAACATCTCTATCATCGTGAAAGACTTCGAGATACACTTTAAAGTGGAACATGTGTCGATGAGGATGTCCTAAAAAAGAAACATCATACTCGTCACCTGTTGCCAACTTAGGATCCGTAAGGCACGCCGGATACCTATGAATGCCTTCCTTGCGAAAGGTAACCCAAATCATGTCTTGTGACATGTTATTCCTTTACTCAATGTAATTATTTGCTTTTAAGTAGACCCACAACTTCCAGTCAATTGCCTGAGCAAATTCTAAAAGCTTGTCCATTTTTTTGTTAAGATCAGCAATCCCAGTATCTCCGCTTACAGATGTTTCAGGCGCTTCTTCTCTAACAGGCGCACCAGCAGTCTTTGGAACTGGTCGCTTAATTGGTTTGGTAAAATTACCAACCTTGACTTCGTCGTTCATTTTATTTTCCTTAAATTTAATTGACAGGGCTATCGCCTTGGTAGGCTATCCACGGAGTAAAATATTTCCTATTAGTTAAGTCACTTAAAGGAACACACCACACTCCAGGATTCGTTTTGTTAAAACCTTTATCGTCGATTTTAACGGTTGTATTGTAGTTAAGCAATCTAGTGTATGGCAGTTTGGCCGAAATCATTGGAATGACACGATGTTCATCACTGGCCATGCTTTCTAAAAATCCCTCAACTTGACTCAGCTGTATATCAACTGTGATATAGTTAATGCTCTGGTCCTCAAGCACCTTATTAATCATGTCGTCAATTGATCGCCAAACATCATAATTGTCATTTTCCACATGGTGCAGACTCATATTAGCACCAATGTAAATGTGACCAATCTTTTTCTCTTTGGCAAGTTTTACAATTTCCTCACCAGGATGGATACCAACTACAAATAGCGTATTCATTCCAAGGGCAGGACTATGTTCTACCTCAATGCCAGTAAAGAAGTCTTGGGCAATACGATCAATAGCCATCATTCATCCTTCAATGATTGTTCAAGTTCAGTTAATTTAGGATCGTTCATATCATCGAACTCTCCACCTTCTGCCATTTCATTTGCACTGGTACCATCACCAGTGGTGAAAATATCATGCACAGCTTCTGCACCACTCTTACGAGTCTTGCGTCCAGAAAACTCACTTAGCAATGCAGAACTTTGTTCCAACAATTCATATGGGTTCTCAACTCTAAACACTTGATCTACTAGTTCCATTATGTATAATACATTACGAGGTACCCATAAGTCAACCTGTCCTTCCTGACTTCTTTGCCGACCTTTGCGCCATTCCGCTGGATCTGGACGATTCAACTTGTGTGCAATGTCAGCAAGTGTGTTGGCTCGTTGTACGCTTTCAATGTGTTGATAAACATTATGGCCCATGATAAGACTATAACTGAATGTGTCCCAACTTGTTCTAGATACCTTGCCATTTTTATTTTCTTGTCCTGGCTTGTAATAGCACACATCGCCCATGGTCAGGCGTTCACCAATTGGACTGCTCCAAGGCCATGGAATTTTAGATCCACTTAGGTCTCGGTTATCCACAGCCTTTTCCATCACATAGGTAAAGCGATCATTGCTATGCACATGCTGTGTATAGCTTAGTCCGTATGCCACAGAAACAAATGGACTTGCACAATCATATGTTACTAACATGTTTGGATTGACATGTTCTCGCAATGCTCGTTGAATTGCAGTTAAGAAAATTGTCCATTCTAACCGACTTGTGCCCAAGAAGTGAATGACATCCTTGCCCGGTGCCAACATGCCCTCATCACGCATTTGAATCAGCCTACGCAGAACCAAGTGTGCGTCTTGCATGTTGTTACCACCCATTGCCCAACCTTCAAATGGGAAGTGTTTGACATTGTCATACCAAATGTCTGCTTCTTCATTGTTACTACCTTGTAACACATTTAGAAATTTTGTTTTGTTTTGTCGATTGGCCAAGAACCATGCATTGTTGTAAAGTGTGCCATCCAAACATTGTTGGAATGACTTTAAACCAGTGCGTTCGTTCAGTGGTGGTCGTGCCGCCCAGGTTGGAATATCCAACACCATTGAATAATCGGCTGTGTGTTCTAACCAATTTAAAATTGCGCCACGAGTTTTATCTGCAGAACCTTTATAGCCAACATCACCTGGCTTCTCCATAAAGTTTTCCCAGTCAAACTTGATGACACCTTTTGCAATTTGGAATCCACCAGAGTCGCCTAGAATAAAAGTATTCTTGCGATCTCTCTGCTGAACCATTGCTTCTTCTTTGTCAGTCTTCTTGAGATCCAGCTGTGCATGACCCGCAGAATATAGTGCATAAGGATAGTAAAAGTATGCTTGTTCCTTGTTAAGGAAGTTCATACCTTCAATACCATTTTCAAATTCTTTTGGAACACGGTCAGCTTTTACACTAACGCCTGGCTCGTTTCGTTCTTTGCTAATAATGGTATTGTAAAAAGATGAGATACTGGGCAAGAAAACTGCATAGTCTTCATTCTTGGCCCACAAGTCAACTTTAGATTTTTTACTTGGCATATTCTTACTTCTGTGTTGGAGTAATGTATTCGTAAGCAATTAAGCCACTGTTAAATTCAACCTTGGTAGCTCGCTCACTGATGCTCAACACGGGTGTGCCTTGGCTACACATTTTAAATGCAGTCAACAAAGCCTGAATTGACAAGGATACTGGACGCTTCAAGGTTTGCGTAGTGTCAGCAAATACAAACTTACCTGCATGACCACCGCCAGCACTTCCACCAAAGCTAAAAACCAACTTGCCATTCTCTGTGCTTGCAGTTAAATTTGGGTCAATGGTGGCATACAATGTACCACGCTGGCTCAGCTCACTGATTTTATTTGCTTGAGGACTAACAACTACTTCCCAAGTTGTGCCTTTAAAACTGCGACTTTTGGTCTTCATCAGGTTGGTCGGCGTCAAACGATATTCGTCATTGTTGCCATCTGCATTGTTGAATGCCAAACGATCAACATCACCTTTGTTGTTTGATCCAACTGTGACATTACACTTTTTTGTAACATCTGGATCTTTGTATAAGTTTGTCAAGCCAACAAAGAAGCCCAAGTTAAGCATACCACATGCCTCAGGAAACTCTGTAACCTTGTCCTTGCTGTTGGCAAGCACAGTCAGCAATGAATCTTCCGGATACGCAGTAAATTTTGTACTGTTCGGTTCTTGTTCAACTAGGATCTCTTCAAAGATTCCTAGCCCTGCGATGTTTTTTGCTACATCAAGCGTAATGTCTTTTAGCATTGTCATGTTTCTCCGTTAATGTTACTATTGTAGTTAGATTTAGATCTAAAGTCAAATGCTTGTTCACCGTTTTAAGAAAACAAGTCATCGATGAAGCCTCGGTCCTTACTTTGGTTCAAGTCCCAATGTAATACACCTAGCAAGTTTTCAATCTTACTGTCAATGATGGTTTCTTCCATTGCAGTATGATCAAATGGTAATAGCTTAAACCAATCTGGAAGATTCAATTCGTCAATTGGATAAGCAATAGATGTTATGTTGTAGTTGTTGGATCTCAACTTACAAACGATGGCTTTTTGACCATCCGTTATTTCCATACTTCGGTTGTCACTGTGCGCCTGCTTGAATCTATTCCAGTTGATGGCGGCCATGGCATGTCCAACTCCACACTTGCCAGTCTTTTCGTAAACAGCAGTATGTTTAGTTAGATTGTTCACCCGCTTGGGTGTGCCCTTTTCCCAACCTGGTCGGCTCTTAAACTCCTCGCGGAACTGTTTGACACGGGCCATGACCTCATACTCAGTTTTACCTTCCAGGGTCATAGTCAATGCTTCTTCCAAGAACCGTTGCATAAACTCTGGAGTGTCTGCTCGCTTCATGTCCAGACCCATGGCCTTGAGCTCGCCTAGTGATCCATTTGTATCTTTGCGCTTGCCTTCCTTGTCAAAGATAAGAACAGCATAACGCTTCTTAGTCATATAGATGCCTTTGCTGGCAACCAGTTCTCGACCTGCTTTGATAATCTCACCCTGTGCCTGCGGACAATTAAATGCAGTATTCATAAATGCCGGGAAGGTATCATTTACCTGTTCGCTTATTGCATCATACAGTTCAATGATCTTTTCTTTGGTCCATTCAAATTGACCATTCTCAATTTGTTCTTTGAAGATGGGATATGCACTGAAGTAAACAGAGTCAGTATCACCATAGATAATTGCTTTACCTGTGTGATCATGTTCGCCAGTCAAACTGTCGTTGACACTGCCTGCCATGTGTCTGGCAACAAGCCTACCACATAAGGTAGTGCTTTGTCCTAGTCGTTGATCAAAGAACCTACTACCTGCATTCAACAACGCACCATATGCAGAGTTCAAGTTAATTTTCTTAACCAACTGCCGCTTGTCCCAAAACTCAACCTCTTCTGGAGTTGTTGCTTCTTTGAGTTTCTTTTGTAATTCTTTACGCTCGGCATACCAACGCTCTAGTAGTCCGGGTATGATACCTTTGTTGGTATAGTTAAAGATTGTACCATTGCCGCTGATAATTAAAGGTTGTCCACTAAGGAATACATGATCGTACACTTGTGCAGAACTCATTTGTGTACTGGTACCATCGGCCCAATCAACTGTTTCAGTTTGTCCAATGTCTCTTGCCATCACACTTTCATACTCATGGCAAGCAAATTTGCCATCCCAAAAGTCTGCAATGCCCTTACCAGAAGCAATGCTGTCATCAATGCCGGCAAGTGTGCGGGTCTGTCTAACTTGGCCAACAATGGTTTCTGGGCTCATGTTAAGAGCACGAATCAGACTTGGATATAGACTGTTGATGTCCATGCTTCCAATCCACTCATGCATACCTGCTTTAGGCACAGCAACATACGCACCTGCCGCGGCATTGTCCTTGGCATCTTCACTGCGTCTTGGGCGATCTGGAACCACCATACCTAGACCATGTGCCTCGTTGATAACTGCTTGGTCGGTAACTGCCACTGCACCCAATGTTGCACGAAGTCCAACAGTATTTGCATGACTAATAAGATTTGTAAGTTCAATAAATTGTAACTTGGCATCCAATTTTTTAAGCAAGATGACGTCTTGTCTGTTGTACGCAATGAACTTTTCAAAATCATTGTTGTATAACTGATCCAACGAACCTTCATATGGAATTTTCTTTTCACCAATCTCATACTCACCAATGGCATCCAGGCGATAGGTATGCATCTCGTGATAGTTGTACTTGCGATACAGTTCGAGATAGTCCAGGTGAACACGACCAATTGGATCGTAAGTTTCTAATGTACGGCCATACTTTTCAAACTCACGCTTCTTAGGGAACTGGTCCCACAAACAAAACTTGCGTGTTTGTTCTTTGCTCAGCACACGACTGATACGATTTGTAGTGTAAGGAATATCAAATCCTTCACTGTTCCAACCTGACATTACATCTGCATCATCAATCAAGTCAAGAAACATTTCTAACATTTCTTTTTCATTGGAACACAAGATTGTATCATCAAATCGTTTAACAATGTCCTCGGCCTGCGGCTGTGGCATTGTATCTGGTTTAAGAACCAATGTGACAGTCCTGTTCAACCATCCTAGGTGTACTGTAATTGCTGTAATGTTATTGAAAGGATCACTAGGATCAGCAAAGCCCTTGACCTTATCGTATGCAACCTCAATGTCAAAAAATGCAACATGAAGTTTGGGTGCTTCTTGCCCACCATAAATTTCTTCGAGGCATCGATTCAATGGCCGGTAGTCGCTCTCGCATAACTTTTTGTTGCTATGGATGCGCCGTTCTTTATCAAAGGCTGTGGCGTTGCTCAACAATACCCGGCTGACTCTGTTGCCAGCAATGTCGATGAACTTGCCTTTGTTGTCAGGATAGTACAATACATATTTTGCTGGATACTCTTTGAGCACCCTCTTGCCATCCACTCGTTCTACAACATGGATGATTTCTTTTTTCTTATCGTGATATGCGTCAATGAACATGTAGTATGTATTTTACTTTAATAGAAGTGTTTGGCCAGTGCTTCAGTTAGCTTTTCTGGATCAACAGTGATCTCAAGCTCTTTGAGAGTACTGGTCATCACATGCTCTAAGTCTTCAAATCGGTAGATGGCGTTGTGCAATCCCAAGTAGCCGGCACCTTGCGCGGCGGCATAGGCTTCTGGTCCCCAACCAAAGGTGCCGTACAAGACACCTCGGTAACTTCGACGCTCATCTAATTCACCTTGACATAGTTTTTCAATGATGGCACAAAATGCCATCAACTGTTCCTCAGGTTCTAGACCTGAATAGTAAGTTTGACACATGTCTTGGTATTCTTTGGCCGCTTTGGCAAACGATTTGCCAGATTCATGTAGCGCATCCATTACCTCTTGTTTTTTAATTTCATCAGTCATTTGCGTAATCCTTTAATTTCTTTGTACTTGACGCGGATATAATTGACATACTCATTGTCTAACTTCATGGGCAAGTCTAAATGTATACTGACCATGGGACCATCCAGTTCACTACGCATGTTGTCTCCATATGCAGTACCCACAAAAGGTATGCCCTTGTATACACCTTCGATCCGGTCACCAAATTGATACTTGGGTTTTGGCCTATGCTCAGCAAAATATTCTGCCAGGCTACCCATTAAGTTTCTCCGCCCAGCTTGAACATGAACCATTCCTCTTCAGGAATCAGACACACATTAAAACATTCCTTATTATAAATTTTCTTCTTTGGAGATGCAAAGCTTCTCTTGTGTTCTAACGCAGGAACAACAGCCACACGCCTGGGTGTTAGATGGTGAACTCTACATACCATGATACGATTGTTGTCTACTGCTAAAACATACTGCCCAACTTGCAACGCCCTGCCCACAATATCTTTGTGTAGTTCTGTTGGCTCAGTAATTACTTTTTCTACTTTTGGTTTCTTTGGCGGTCGCGGAGGAGGCGTACCAATTGGTAGACAAGTCACTGGATCATAATCAGTGGGCGTCCTGCTACGCAACCATGGTGGTATAGGCCGTTTAATTGGAGGCCTTCTTAAAACTTTTTTAGTTGCCATTTAATCTCCTAACTTTTGTAACATTTCGTCTTGTGCATGTTCACGCCATTCTTTGAGCCAAGTACTGCTGTCGCATTCTCTTACATGCGCCATTACTCGTTGGCGCCCTGCACCTTCCATGCCTTCTCCTAGGAAGAAATGCATTACTACATGTCCGTGGTGCATGATTTCAATAATCATTGAATCATGTTTGGCATTGCGCCAGCTAAATTCTTGGTAACTCATTTTGCAATTATAGCATAAATTTTACTGGCCAGCAACTTTTCTTTTGCCATTGCCTCTCGCTCCCAAGGCTGGTCATAATACTTGGCCTTAACATGACTTCCCATCCAGAATCGTTTTGTACGGACTGCCTTATACTGGCCTTTGGCAAATTGCTTTACATGAACCATTTCATGTGCCAGAGTCTCAAACAGTAGATCACCTTTTAAATTGGAATCTAGTAGCATTAGTAAGTGCTTTGGAGCAATTTCACATACGCTACCTTTCATGCTTTTATTAGAAGCCAATCCTTTCTTAAACTGGATCTCTACTGTATACTTGCTGTTGGAGATTTTAAGTTCTTGTTTATAAAGATGTGCAGTTGCGTTAACCAAGGCCTGTTTGCCCGCACTCTTAGAATGTACCACAATGTTCATATCAGCCCCATGTCAGTTTTAAAATTGCTAACAATTCACAATGTATATCAAATTTTGCAGATGACGGCTCATGAAAATTGTAGCGAGTAGGTTGTTCATAAGGATGTTCATACCATTGGTCCTGAGATTGTGTTCTGGTCCAAGCGGCAATATCCTTGTTCACATGTACAGTATACCACTTTTTGTCTAGTCTGTCAACCGGCGACAAAACAGTATAACCTGGACCAGAATTAGGAAACACAATATTCCATTGTTGTTGGATCGCAGTTTTAACTATCATGTACACCGCAATCTAAAAAGCATTGCTTCCTCCGGATCATTGAATGTTACTTCCAGGGCCGAACGGCCATTTTTATATGTTACTTCGTATGCGGCACTTGGACAATGCAGATTGAGCCAAATTTTAAGGCATTCAAATCCTGGAAATGGTGGGTAGGAATCCCTGGGCTGATTGTAAGGAAAGCACTCATATATTATTAACTCGCCCAATCTCCGTTGGCTTCGTATATCAACGGCCCAGCTGTCTTCCATTAATCTGCTTGTCTTGTTAAAAAGTATTTTCTTATTGAACCAACACCAAAGTGTTTCTTTATGCTGGCTTCGACAATGGCTGGATCAAACTCTTTGCAACTAAAAACATCAAGGTAGATATGTTGTAGATTATCTACAAAGTGGGCAACAATACTACTGGTGACAATGACTTGAACCACAGTAAATCCAGCCTTGTCTGGAAATTTGCCAGCGGTGTATTCGATCCTAGGCTCACCAATTGGCTCCATGTCAATGTCTTTGACCAGCTGTCGAATCCATGTATCAACATTGTCAAAGTCTTTCATTTGATCCAGATTGCATCGACCGCAATCTAAAATTAGGTGGTAACCCCAGTAGTTCATTTTTTCTCCAGTAAACAGTTAACATTGTAACAGATTTATATCTGTTCAGCAACCGCGCCGCCCCAAGTTAACTTACACAAAAATAAATCTTCTTTATTTTTAAATCTCAATTGTGTCATTTCGTCCCAAGAGCTACCTCTTACATCACTTACATCACTGGTTTCCATAATCCATTTGTCGTCATCGCCATGATACATATTGTAGTAAGAATTGTCATTGCGGGTGGTCATTACCAATCCGCTGATGTTTTCACATAACCAATTTAGCAATGCATCAAGGTCAACATCGCCAATGTACAGGCTGTTAAAATACATTGAAGTTTAACATAAAGTATGCCGCCTCATCTTTGCTGGTGATGTTTACAGTGACCATTGGATCACCTGAATTAAATCGAGGTGTACAATCAGCAGTAGGACAATGTGTCTCCATCCACTCTGTGAACTCGCGGTGGTCGTTGCAGTACACCCAACAATGCCATCCGATGATTTCCTCTCGAAACTCGCGAGGATCCATTCCAGGCTTTAATAACACGCTGGGAATGTCATGCCAGCCATCATCAAACCGCCAGTGATGAACTGATATTTGTTGTTTCATTATGAACCGTGATACAATTTAAAAAGAGCCACATCTTCTTTTTCTTTGAACAAGATACGATTACGAAACTGATCGTCAACCCAGCACCAGTTGGAATTTTGACATACATCATATTGAATATGAGGGTGCAAGTGATGCCACTCCCAATCTTTAAAGCCCTTACTTGCACCCCATGTGCTCCAGCACCATGCTCGAACATTATGAAAGTTAATTTCATTGCTTTGACTCAACTCGACAAAGTACTTGAAATATGGATAGCCCGAGTATCGCTTGTCAATTTTTCGTACTTGCATCACATCCACATTCTAATTAGTGCTATAGTATCAATAGTGACCAACAAAACATAGTTGGCCAGCATGCCAGTGCTTCCTCTAGTTTTACTAGCCCATGCAAAGATGGCACATTGTAAAATGAACAAGGGATACAGAATTAAAAACGGAGGAGTGGGTACTGTAAGCATCATTGTAAAAGCACAACCAATACTCAAAAACCAAGCAAAAATTTCCAGCACACATCGTAAGGGATTTTCCCGCCAGTCCTCCCTAATGTAGTCACCTACACTAGCAAGCAATTTCTTCATTACTGTTTGTTTTTAGTTACAATTAGAATTTCTTCTACTGCTTCAAGGTCTGATTGGTCTTTATCAAAGTCTCCCTTGAAAGCTTTGGTAATTGCTTTGGTCAGGACAGCTGGTTTAATTTCCATTTCTTCTGCAATGGCCGCAACAGTTTCTTTTAATCCAACACTGAGGTCATCAATTTCTCGTTTGACTTGGACACCTTCTTGGATCACTTTGGTAAGTTTGGCAATTTGTTCTGGGGTAAAGCTCATTTATTTCTCCTGTGAGTTGTAATCTACAGTACGAGTATACAATATTTGTGCCTACAAGTCAAGTTTATTGTCGTTCAATATCATCTTCAACACAACTTGATCCATACTGTATCTCTATAACTTTACATGGCATTGAATATGGATTGCTAAGTTGATGCCATTCATTGTCTAGTATGTCTATTCGGTCGTGTACTCTCAGCGTCCTAGAAGGCATTTGATAACCAGATGCCATACGGGCAGTCACGTCACACATGCCTTGTACCACATGCCAAAACTCTTTTCTAAACCTATGGCGTTGCATACTTAGACTTTGGTTTGGCATCACAGTCAGCTCTTTGACCTTGGTATGAAACATGGCATCATCTTCATATAATACACGATAGTAGCCCCAAGGCCGTTGTGTTTTTGGACTTTTCCATTCTTCTAGTATCCAACTACTGCTGTTCTTTTTATTATTGCCACCTATACCAAATACAAATTTAATATTGCTATCTTGTACATCCATTTCTGGAATATTATCTTTGGTCCTATCGCCACCGTTGGCAAATATCAGTTCAGCATTGGGATAATGTGCTCTTGCTTGTTGGATAAAGTGTCTAGCAGAATCATCACGGTCATTAAATGTATAAACTTCATCCACCATGCTCAAATTGTTGATAATACATAATCGTTCATTCCAGGGCATGAATGCTTGGCCCTTTTTGCGTTCAAGCCATTCATCACTGTTGAGACCAACAATCAACATATCGCCCAGGGTTCTTGCTTCTTTAAAATAAGCAATGTGTCCGCTGTGAATAGGATCAAATCCACCTGTTACCAATACTATTTTCATAAAGAATTAAATTTTCCTTTTATTGTTTCAAAGTCTGGATTGTTTTCAAATCCAACCTCAACATAGTATATATGCTCTGTGTTTTCTGTATTGATATATCTGTAAGGACCGGGTGCGATTAGATAAGTAGAGTCAGGAACAACTTCACTGCCAATGGTTTTAAACGGTCCCTTAAAAAAGTTTTCATCTGTGATATTTTCTGTTGGATCTATCCACTGCACTTGTAAATTATTATGTGCGGTCACTGGTATATGTAATCTACACTTTCTGCTAGGTACTGATTCATCAAACTGCTTATCTTTAGTTGGATCATAATTTTCTCCTCGGGCTCGGGCGTGAATCGGAACAGTTACTATTGATGGTTTAATACAACATAATGCAACATAGGCCACTGACAATTCAAGTTTGTCATATATGTCATTCATAAAATCTATAGTATCAATCAATCCTGGAGTTTGCCTAATGTGTCTTAATACAGATTGATTTCTAGCCATTCCTAATTTTGATGATTTTAAATCATTGACTACGACTGGAAACCAATCCATAATCTGTTGTGCATCTTGTGCATAATTTGTTTTAAGTGCAAATATATTTTCCATGTTATTCCAAAAATAAGGGTAAGCTTTGACAATTGGTTAGTCCCCTAGTGATACCACCAATCTTGGTCCAATTAGAACCAACTATCTCTGCAAGCTTTTCTAAGCCGGCCTTGTACACTTGCGTATGTTCTGCGTTAGTGTCCTTAAGGAACCATTCATCCCTGGGACTCCACATTAATAAAAAATCATGCTTGCCACTGGTGTAGGTATCGGGATTCCAATCAGGATACACCAATCGATGTAGTCCATCATTGGTAAGATACCAGGTGATTCCATTCTTTTTAACATGTCCGAGCGCATTGCTTTTCTTACTAAGCCACCTGCTGTTTAAATCAATGTCTGGTATGTTGTTCAAGTACCGCTTGATGATATGTCCTTGTTTGCTTAGTAATTCTCTGGCATCTGGACTCCAGAAAAAGAATTCATCGTTTTCCCATGCACGGTCTAGAGTTTGTGTCAATGGATTAACTGAGTTATCGACAATGTCGACAAATTGAATGGCAAATTTTCCGTTGATATTGGTCACCCTTGGCTTGTCCATGCCCCATACAAAGCATACCCGCTTTCCTTGAGCAAACAAGTCTAAGTAGTCTTTTTCTTTTTCTCTAATGTATCTACGAGCTTGCTGGTTTGGACTAAACACAGCATTTGCTTTATAGATAAAATCAAATTTGTTATCGTCTTTGTCAAACAAGTCTGCTTGATAGTCCAACTGATCAACCAACCGAAACTTTGTATTAGGACTAGACTCTAGTATCCTTTCTGCCACAGGAATGGCCACCTGTTTTACTTCACTGTTGAGATATGTGTCCCATGAACCATCTCCGCCCATATTATGGAATGTGGCAAGTTCATCTACAAATAGTCCTTCATCAACAAATGCACGAAGCATGGTGTAACTATCTGCGCCACCCGACCACCAAAGCACAATGTAGTCGTAGCGTTCTCTGATTTGCCTAGCACGGGCTTGATACAATTGTTTCAAAGAAACAGGTGGCTCAATGGTCCAATCAAAATTTGTAAATTCGGCATCATTAAAATTCCAATGTACTTTGTTACCGGTCTTATTGGCCAGCTCAATTGCTTCTACCTTACTGTAGGTTTTGAAATCGCCTACCTGATAGAATCCAAATTTATCTTTGCTCTGATGCGGTAAAATTAAGTTAGGGGTCATCTACGGATATTTAATGGTTAAGTAATTGCATGACAAGCCAAAACCTATTAGGGTCAAAGTACCCAATAATTGCCATGGCAATGAACAAAGTTAGTGATGTTAATCTTGCCATTGCTGTTAGGAAAGCTGGCGCAATTCCAAGCCTTTCTGTTTTTAACTACTTCACATCAGCTGACTACATCAATGATGATCTATTAAGGGCCGCGCTAGTCAGATATAAATCAGCCATTGGCGATTGCAATGTTCTTTTAAGTATCAGTGTTACTGAATTAATAGATAAACGATTTCAAAAAGTAATTGTAGAAGAACAAGTCGGACTAATTGAACTAATACCAGATTCGCCAGGTGAGACACCATTCTCTCAATTTCGCAACGAGCAACTCACTCTGGCAATTGACGAAATTCGTAGCAATGGAGTATTGATATTTGTCAAGGTGTTAACACTAGAAGATGTAATAGACAACATTGACGGCGTTATACTAAAGGGCAATGACGGTGCTGGCCGAGGTACCACTAACTTAGAAATATTATTTGAAAAGATTCGCAATAAATTTGTTGATCTTCCAATCATTGTTTCTGGCGGAATTGGCACAAGCGCACAAGTCAAATCGTTCATAGACAGTGGCGCATTGGCCGTTGGCATTGGCACACTATTTGCCGCATCAATAGAAAGTCGTGTTTCACATGAGACCAAATTAAAAATGGTACAAGCAACCGCTGACAGTATTACAAAGTTAGGTGGTGGCGCCGAACAAAATGCATTGGTATTTTCGTCAACCTCAAACGACACTTATAATAATACCAAAGGATTAATGGCCGGCATAAAAAGCCCAGAGTCTGGTCATATATTTGCAGGCACAGGAGTGAATCATATCACTGGCATCCTACCAGTAGACGAAATTATACAAAACCTAGTTAAAGATTTATAATTTTCTAGGATTACCGTAGTGAATAACAGTCATGCCTGGCATGTCTGGCAATGTGCGCCATGGGTCAACAATGACACTGCCTGGCGCAATGTCAAAGTAGAAACTGTCTTTTGTGATCTCTACACCAGTACCAGAATAGGTAATGCCAGCATTGTGTGCCATCAGCACAACTGCCTTAGGCGACCCAAAAATAACATCTCCGGTCAGTGGATCAGCATAATACAACTGAACATTGTGTCGTTCAACATAGTAACCAACCAATTCACTATAGCTTCCAATGGTGTAAGGAACATAGGGCTTGTATGCACGACCATGAATGATCACAGGAATGTCATGTTCTTCTGCCAATTTAACCAACCTATCAGCCATCTTCTTGGCCTGCATATCTCTACTGCCCATAAAGGCATGAAACAAATCGTATCCAAGGTCGTATTCTTCTGCCAGCCAGCGCAAGGCAATGTTATCTCGGGGATGGCAAGCACCAGCATCGCCCATACCAGCAGTCAAATATTTTGGACCAGTGATTCTTTGTGTAGCGGCCTTGAGTGCATCAGTGACAACATCAACATTGATGTTGCCATTGGCTTCTGCAACATCTTGAATCATGTTGACTAGCCCAATCTTGGCGCTGATAAATGTGTTATAGAAAATCTTAATGGCTTCTGCTTCATCCCATGTGCCCACATTGATCTGCGGCGTATTTTCCATGATGGGTTTGTAAAAGTCAATTAGTAAGCCAGCATCACCTGTGCGAGTGCCATCTTCTGTGCCAATGATCAAGCACTCAGGATTGACCATGTCCCACTTAACCGAGCCCATGGCAATCAAATAAGGGTTGTAGATGAAACGGGCATTGGTAATCAACGGTTGTAAATGCTGTCGTACTGTGCCTGGTAAAACTGTACTGATAAGAACTACCAATTGATCTCGAGTCACATGCGGATTAATCTCACCCAACACTTGTTGTACAATGCTGTAGTCAAAGTTCTTTGGAGGCAAATCTGTAATTGGTGAACTGCCACCATAGGCTGGATCATGCGGAGTAGGTACTGCTACAAAGATTAAATCTCGTCCTGCTACTGCTTCTGCAATAGTATCTAATAATGTAATTTGGGCTTCTGGATCTTTTACCACATCGTATCCAACAACATCATAGTGTTTTGCCATTACTTCTGCACATGGTAAACCTAATTTACCACAGCCAATCATTGCTACTTTCATCTCAGTCCTTAAAAATTATAACTGTATTTATTAAAATGAATTCCAAATTCCTAAAACAAGCTGATATAACTGTTTGTCTGGATGAGGTTTACATAAAGTCAAGTGCCGCTGATTAAACAACTGTTGGTTATGTTGTAAAATTGGTTTTATTTTTTCTCGCATGTACAGCAGTTCTTCTGGTGACAAACGGGATATACGCACAACTTCATTTAGAGCCATTCGGATTCGCTGATTTAGATCCTGTACACAATCATAGCTTTCGTCCCAGAATGATCCAAATGTATAGTAGCCCTGTCGACGCAATTCTTTCAACATGCCTGGACTGGAAATTATAATAAAAGGATGGCCTGCGGCAATTGTTTTCCAAGTTTTTTCACTGAAGAAAATTGTTCCTGCATCAAATAATGTTTCGGGTACTATGGACAAAAATGTCTGTTGATAATGCTCAACAATCAAATCCCATGCAGGATTGAACTCACCTAAATTTTTGTCAATTTCAAGCGGAATCAACTGGTCTAATTTTAATGCCTGTGCTTCCAAATCTGGCCGTCCGTATTTGACAACTCTGCTCACGCTGTTTTTTAGATTGTCGCCCCAGTAACTGATCAAACCCTTATCAACAAGATTCCTTTTAATCAACTCACACATCAATAATGTTCGATGTGGTCTTGGTCTACGATTGTAACTTAAAAAGAATTTGTCACTGGGCTGATATTCAATTGGTTGATCCAG